TTATTAAGACACGACGGAGTATCCATTGGGAGTAAAACCAGACAGTCTTAATCTGTAGTGGTCCAATGTGGTCACGTTATCCAACGCTCCAATGAGCATTGGACCTAACACCAAGTTTGTCCCTGGTGGGACCTGCGAATGAAGGTGGCGTAATGGCAAATTCAGTAGCTTTAGTTGATGTCCCAACATCAATCAGGCGTCGTTCAGCTCATTTCGAGTTGAATGATGATGCACCTCCGGTGTATCGTCCAGAAACACGGTCTCTACAGTATATTGGTAGAGGTGAGCGCTTTAGCGCTAGGATGGATTTTGTTAAGTATGATCCATTCGTACGTTCCGTTTTAACGGAGATGCTCGACGGCATTCCTAAAGAATTACGTGGGTATTCGCGTTCTGGGGCGACCCTAACCAGGTTGTACGATTCATTGAGTCGTTATGATCGAGAGTATAAACCACTCCCGAGAAATGATGCGAGGTTTGCTGAGGCAGTACGTCGTACCTTCGCTGCATTCCGGTTACCGGAAAAGATCAAATCCATTAAGTTGGAAGAGGTTGACCTAAGTGATACTTGGGATAGTTCCGCTGGCTGGACCTGGGCTATCGGTGGGCGATCAGCTCATAAAGGCGAAGTTTACGACCTTATTCTTGACGAAGCTAAGAAGATCAAACGACTTAGCCGTAATGGTCGATTGGCTAAGAAATGGCTGCCTCCGTGTCAATGCTACAAGAGAACGCAACTAGCGATGCTGGTAAAACCCAAAGTACGTCTTGTGTGGGGCGTTCCCGCAGAGATCATTCTATTGGAAGGGCAATTCGCTCAACCATTGATCGAGGCGTACTCTACGTTTGACGGACCAATGTACTGTGGTAGGACGATGCTGAAAGCATTACCAATGTTCATTGACTATGTCACTGGACAAGGTCGTGGATTAGCGATCGATTGGAGTGGGTTCGACTCTAGTGTCTCACCCGGGCTAATTGAAATCGCCTTTCGTGTATTACTCGATAATTTCGAGCTCACGGAGCCTCAGTTTGCGGAAGTTGATACTATTATCAACTACTTCTTGCATTGTGGTATTGTTATGCCCGATGGACATTGTTATGTGAAGCGTGGGGGTGTACCCTCTG